GCCGTATCTGCTGGGTGGTGATGGTGGCGAAAGTACCGACTGTGGTAAGTTTACACTTGATGTGTCCGCAAAGGCAGGTGTTACCCTTAACTACCGCACCGCAGATGGGCAGTATTTGCAAGCTGAACAAGAGGGTAAACTTATACATGATATATCGCAAGCACAAAAGGGCGATTTAGTATTTTGGCACGTTCCAAGTAATGAGGCTAGATGGGCAACTAGTGATGATCCGAGCGCAGTAAATTCTGACGATAAAGCCTATAAAGGTGTAACTCATGTAGGGGTTTATATGGGCGATGGTAAAGTTGCACAAGCTGGTAGCGGTGGTGTGTCTATCGTAAGTACTGATATATATCCAATCGTTGGTGTAGGTAAGTTTAGCGGTAGTGCTAAAGGCTATACAGACGGCGAACTCTTACAAAAACGAGAAGAGTATATGAAAGCCTATAAGGTGGAAGTATCAAAACGTAAGAAAGCAAGAGCAGAGGCACTAGCACGGCAAAAAGAGGCTATTCAACTACAACTAATAGAAATGGGTAAGAATGGTGCATCTAGTGGTGAAATGGCTAATTTCTTAGATAATGCTATTGGTGATAACAAAGAATTGACACTAGCATTTGGTTCACAAAGAAATCAATTCATGAGAGCAAATGAAAGAGAACAACAAGCTGCTAACCAATCATGGGGAATGAATGAGATACGTTCTATGGTTGGTAATAATCGACCACAAGAGGAAATCTTCAAATTCATTGATGATAATCATATTAATTTATCATTGGAACAATACAACTCATTACGTAGAACAGTTAATGACCGTGATAACGGAACTGGTGATTATGCACCAGAGTTAGCCGGTGTGGATTATGTTCTTAATGATAGTTTAGAGAACATGAACGAACAACAAAAGGGGTTAGCACGGTTAGGCTTTAAACAACAAATGGGTGCATGGGTATCTAAGTTTAGAGCATCTGAGGGGAGAGAACCAACAAGTACTGAGTTAGATTGGGCTGCACATGAAATAGCAGGTAATACAATAATAGAAACAACAAAAGTAGAGCATTTTTGGCAAAATGGAGATAATTATAAAACTAATACATCGATGGCTATGTTGGCTGGTGATGGCATAGTTAATTGGAAAGTACTTGGTGATACACATTATATAAGACTTTATAAATCTAATGGTGATTTTGAAGATATGGATGAGGGTACATTCCATGCTAGGTATAATATTGAGGGATAGGTGAAAATATGTCTAATAACCCATGGAAAATTGAACAACAGAAAATTAACCCATTTATTAACAAGGATGGTGATCATGGAGAGTTAGGCACACCTGTTAATGGAGTTGTAGGTAATGCGGTAGATGCAGTACAACAAGTAGGTAGTGCATTAGGCGGTTTAGCAGATGCACCTTATTTAGTCGATACAACTGGTAGTGGTAAAGACAGAACTTTACAAACTGTATCTACCATTGGTGAGGCTTTAAAGGAAAACCCTATTATAAATAACCCAGCCTTACAAGCTGCATCCGCACGTTTTATTTATGCTAGTAATGATGCGGTAAAAGCTAATGCAGCACTAGACTATGCTAATAAACTTAACATAGGTGCTGATGTTATCTTGAATAGCGGTGAAACAGGGTTCACGAGAGCAGCTTATCTTGCTAATCAAGTTGATAGAGGGCGAACAGTACAGTCGCTATATGATGAGTACCCAGAGTTATACAAGATTAAATATGGTTCACAATCAGAGGCTATATATAGTTTAGATAACTTGCAGTCTATCAAATCTACTCATGGTATATGGGATAGCATCCAACAGAATATATGGTCTATCAATGATCAGATGAAATTGGGTGATGTTGGTTATGAATTATCCAATACTACAGACCCTAAGAGAATCGAAGAATTAACAAATGAAATTCAACGATTACAAACTAACCTTTCAAATTATCGTCATGCAGATGGACTAGATGTAGCACAATCTGTAATCGGTGAAACCGCTGGACAAGGCTACATGATGGCTAAACAAGGCGGTATAGGTGCGGTAGCTGGTGCAGTTGCTGGTGCATTAATCGGTGGTTTAGCTACAGAGGGTGTAGGTGCAGGTGCTGGTGCTGCTACTGGTGCTAAATGGGGTGGCGGTGCTGACATGGCATACAATATGTACAAAATGTCATTTGGCAATAAGTACATTGAACTCACTCAAAAGAAAGATGCGAACGGCAACCGAGTATACACAGACCAAGAGGCTAATCAATATGCTATGTCTTACGCTGCTATTGATGCAGGTATTGAGTTTGCAGCAACTGCAGCTATGGGTAAAGCGTTTAAAGCAGTAGCCCCTAAAGGGATGATTGCAAAAGCTATTAGTGCTGGTGTTGGTGATACTGTTAAAACATTTGATAGAGGTATTGGTACAACTGTTGCACAGATGGCTAAAAACTCTATTAAAGCTGGTGTACCTGAACTCTTTGAAGAGGGTTTGCAAGATGTAAATGAAAAGGTACAACACAATTTAACACGCAAGGATAATGACCTAGAGGGTTATTATAGCGTAGGCGATATTGCTATAGGTTCACTAGATGCAATGAAACAAGCATTGCCAGCGGTAATCGGTTTTGGTGCTATTGGTGGTGCGGTAGGTGGTGTGCGTACTGCAAAGGCTTTCCGTGATTTTCAAAAGTTGACACCTGAACAACAACAAGCAGCAATCATTGCAGAACAAAACCGCAATGGTGCAGTCATTATGGATAATGTTCGTAAGGATAGCACTACCAATAAAATCGCAAAAGAAAACCCTGAACTATACGGAAAAATCGTACAAGCACAGGGCGATAAAGTAGGCGTATCTACGCAATATGTAGATGTAGCGGAATTAGTACAATCTGAAAACGGACAACTTGCTATCCGTGATATGGTTGATAACGGCTTGGTAACACAAGAAGAAGTAAAAGCAGCCATCGAGGCAGATGCACCTGTTGAAATTCCTATTGGTAGCTATGCACAAGTATCAATGAACTTATCCGATGAAACAGTAGATGCATTGAAACAAACCTCTTACTTTACACGTGGCGGTATGTCATTAGCTACATTAGAACGTGCAAAACAAGAAGTAGATATAGCTAAATCTGTATTGAAAGATGATACATCTAAACGTGCAGAACGTATCAAGGATGATATTATTCGTAATGAATTTGAGGGTGCAAGTGATATAGATCGTGAAGTACTTAACGAGGTACTATCTGACCCTACGAACATTAAACGTAATTTCAACAACTTATTGCACACGTTAAAAGAACAGTACAGAGAAACCTATGCTAGTGATTTTGACAATGCAGATAAATCTATCAATGATGCGGTAAGTACTGGTATTGAACCACAATGGTTAGTTGATTATAAAGCTAACAACGGCGGTAAAGCACCACGTACCAATGCAGAACGTAGACGAGCAGCGTATGAGTATAGCCGAGCAACTACAACGGCAAGCCTTGATGGTAATGCTGATGCATTAGCACAATCTGATGCACATTATGCAGATATGGAACATATGTTGATGCAGATTGAAAGCCTAGAGGCTATGAAAGATAAGGTCTTTGAAATTGCGGATAAGAATGTTGCACTACGTATGAATCTAACAAAAGCAGGTCATGAAGTATATACAAAGGTTCGTGAACTGTTAGAAACTAGCACTAAAGGTCATATCAAGCAACAAGCACATGAGGATGCATTATTGGTAGCAACTCATGCTGATGTGTTCGCACAAATCATGCGTGAGGCTGGTAATGCACGTTATACTGCTATGGACTACCTAAATACTTTACGATTTGATGTAAATGCCAAGATGAATGGCAAAGATGGTTATGCACAAGCTGCATGGCATGGTTCGCCTTATGATTTTGATGAGTTTGATTTAGGTGGTATTGGCGGTGGCTTAGGGCATCAAGCATTTGGTTGGGGTTTGTATTTTGCTGAAAAGCGAAATGTAGCTGAAAATTATAAGGTAGAGCGTAAATCGAAAAATGAATTTACGTTAAATGGAAAGAATTTACCTGATGAGTATGCTCCTGTTATTAATCAGATATTTGGTGGTATTAATGTAGAGAATAATAAAGAAACTCTATTAAAACGATTAGTATCTCATAGAGAAGATGAGCAAGATAGTTTAAATAGAGTTACTAAAAATTTAAATGAATTAGATGGCATCGTTGAATTTATTACACAAAACAGTAAGTTTACTATTAGCAAATTACCAACACTTGTTGATAGTAAGTTTGAACGAATGGCAACTGTTATGTTAAATGATGCTAAAGCTAAAGCTAAGGCTGATAACAAACGAGTAAATAAAGAGTATCTATTAGATGCTATTGATGAGGAGCGAAAAAAATATAACAAGCATTATATTTTTTATAATGATATTGTTTCTAAAATTTCGTATCTAATTGATAATATTGATAGTTTTGAAGTAACTTCTGGTTCAAAACCAACATTATATAATGTAGAAATTCCAGATGCAGACACAATGTTAGATTACTCAAAACCAATTAACGAGCAGTCGGAATACGTTTTAGATAAAATCAAACAATTAAATCCGACTGATACCAATATGACTGGCAAAGAGTTTTATAATAGTTTGTCAGAGCGTTTAGGTAGCGACAAAAAAGCATCTCTTGAATTAAACAAATTAGGTGTAAAAGGGATTAAATACAAACATGGTCTTACTCATAACTTTGTAGTGTTTGATGATAAGTCTATTCAAATTATCGAAAAGTACAATCAATCTATCAATGGTATGACTACTATTAAATCTCAAACAGAACGTATTGTAGAATTGTTTAAAACTGCTGATAAATCAACATTCATGCACGAGATGGGTCATGTATTCTTTGATGATATTAAGACCTTGGCTGAAATGGAAAACGCACCTCAACAAGTCAAAGACGATTGGCAAGCGTTGAAAGAGTGGAGCGGTTGGAACGATAACGAAACTATCAATACCGATGCACACGAGAAATTCGCTAGAGGGTTTGAGGCTTATCTAAGAGAGGGTGAAGCACCTACTAAATTCCTTGAACGTACATTCAGACGATTTAGTAAGTGGCTAAGTGCTATCTATCGTGCAGTATCACGCTTAGGTGGTTTACCACCTAAAGAGATTAGGGAAGTAATGGATCGTATGCTTGCAACCCAAGAGGATATAGAGGCATACGCAGAGCAACAACAACTTGAACAATTCGAGAAAACAGAACTCTATAAGCAACTATCTGAACAAGACCAAGCACGTATGCAGTCCTACATCGCCGATGTAAAAGAGAAAGCAAAAGAACGTGTGATGCGAAAACTCATGAAAGAATTGGACAATAGACCAATCAAGGAATGGGAAGAAGAAAAGGATGCAATACAAATTGAAATCGAAAAACGATTGATTGAGCAATATCCTATCTATAAAGAACATCAACGATACAATGTGTTTGGTACTGGTGCATTGAAAGATACGCAGTACAACTCTATTGAAGAATTAGAGAAAGCGGAAGTAGAACAAGCTGGTGCTACATTTAACGATGCTATCAATCAAGAAATGGACAATGCGAAATCAGAGTTTATGAGAGATAACAACGTAGGCAAAACCAATGAACAAATCGCAGAGGAAATCTTACTATCTACACAAGGTCAGATGAAACTTACCGAAGAGGAAAGTAAAATTATCCAACAATCTACTAATCGTGAATTAGCAAAGAACTGGGAATTGTTAGAACGTATTCGTAAATTAGACCCTAACGCAGAAACTATTGATACGGAATTAAGCGAAATCGAAAAAGAGGTTAAACCTACTAAGTACGATATTCTTAAATCTGATAAGAAAAAGGTAGATGCGACACTTGTTGATACAACAAAAGAACTTGAAAAAGCGGAACGCTTAATTGAAAAGTTGAACAATGAAAAAGCGGAACTTACAGATAAAGCAAAGGAACGTGAGAGCGAACTAAAAGATAAGAATAGTGAATTATCTAAACGATTAACCACTATTACTAATCAACTAGATCGTGCTATTGAACAAAAAGAACGATTGGCAGAACGTACACAAGAACGAGCCGAAAAGCAAGAATTAAAAGCTAGTGAACGTATTGAGCAACTAAAAGATGAGTTACAAGACCGCATCAATAATGTACGGTCTATTCGAGGTGCTGGACTTGGTACAATCTCCGACTACATGAACCGAGCAAGAAAAGAGTTAGGTGAACTACCTATTTCTAATGCGGTACAGTTTAAGACCTATCAGAATAAAGCCGTTACCGCTAGTAAGAAAGCAGATAGAGCATTGGCAAGTGGTAATGTTGATAAAGCACTTGGCTTTAAGCGTGAGCAAATGCTACAACAAGCAAGAGCAAGAGTAGCGTTTGAAAATTTTGAAAAGTCCAAGAAGTTGCGATTGAAATTGAAACAACAATTACAACGTATGACTAGACCTAAAAACCCTATTGCTATTGAACCTAATATGCGTTATTTCTACGCACACATGGCATACCAAATGGGTTTAACTAAGTACGATGGACTAGCACCTACTGATGGTTTTGATATGAACACAGTATTATCCGCACTTGATGTGGATGCACTCATTCTTAACCAACAATCTATGGTTCAATTACAACCTTGGATAGCTGAACTGTTCTACTCTAAAACACCTAAATCTTTCAAATCAATCACGATGAATGAGTTGGAAACTTTAGAGGAACTCATGACTGGGATGTATAAAAACGGCAGAAATGAGTATGAGGGTACAACCATATTGAACGATGAGGGTAAAAGCGTATCGTTTGAAAATGCAGTACAAGAAATCATTGGTGAGGCTACTGAAACATTTGGTGGTGCAACTGGTGATGTATTTAACATTCTTAATAACCAAACGAAAACAGATGCAGTAAGTGGCAAGTTATATGGTTTCCACTTAGCATTGATGAAAGTTGAAACATTCCTAAGACGAATGGGTGGCGGTAAAAATGGCTTTGCGGTTAAATACATCTATGACCCTATCAGCCGTGCTACGCAAGCGTTCAATGAACGTAAGGAAGTGTCTATGCGTAGATTAGCAAAAGATGTAGGAATATATTCCAAGCGTGAATTATTCAATATGCGTAATGAACATCTATATACAGTTGGTAACTTGTATGGACTTACTAAAGAGCAATTAATCATGATTGCTTTGAATTGGGGTACAGAAAGCAATAGACAACGTGTAATGGAAACTACAAAGGCAAATGAAGTCGATATTGAACGTGCATTCCAAGAACACATGACTGATAAAGACTGGGAATTTGTTATTCGTACATGGGATCATATCAATTCATTCTTTGATGAACGTAGTAAGGTTCAAGAGGAACTTTATGGTAACCCATTAAAGAAAGTAGAGGGTTTATCATTCTCCATTGGTGGTCGAAACATCGAGGGGCAATATTTCCCAATCGTGTATAACCCTAAAGTAAATGCATCTGTAAGCGATAATCAAGTTGAAGATATTGCAAAAACTATGGTAAGTAGTAATGCAGTATGGGGTACTGGCATGAGCGCTACTAAATCACGTTTAGATGTGGTGAAAGATAAATCATTATTGCTAGACTTTGATGTTATTCCTAATGCTATCACAGAGGCTATTAACCATGTAACAATGCGTAAAGCAGTAACAGATGTTAATAAGCTAATCTCTAATCGTGAACTACAAAACTACATCGTTGATAAGTTTGGTGCTGATACTTACCAATTCTTGCGTACATGGGTTAGAGATAACTGGCAAGATGAGGCGGCTAAAACAAACGATATAGACCGCTTAATTCTTACATTGAAAAAGAATACATTAACCGCAGTAATGGCTGGTAGAGTATCGGTAGCGTTACAAAATGCGTTAAACATTCCTGTTGCGTTCTATCGTATCGGTGTAGGTAATACTATTAGAGCCATCAATCATGCTGGTATTGGTTTCTATGGACACGGCACAACTACTTATAACAACACTAGAGATTTTGTATTAGGTCAATCAATCTTCATGCGTGAGCGCATCCAAACATTAGATAAAGACTTGAAACAAGGTTTATCTATTGCAGGTAAAGGCTTGCGTTTGGGTGATACAAATGTTGGTGGTTATAAAGTAGAGCAGTTAGCGGACATTCGAGATGATATAAATCAAATGGGGTTCAGACTACTTACTGAAACAGACTTTGCATTGTCTATTCCTGTATGGAAATTTGCATATGATCAAAAGCAAGCTGAACTGTTTGGTAAAGAGGGTGTAAGTGCTGAATGGGTAGAGCAACAATCTATTGAAGCTGGCGATAGAGCGGTGCGTGATATATTTGGTAGTGGTGATACAAAAGATAGTGCTGCTATTCAGCGTTCACGTTCTACATTCACTCAATTATTCGTTCCGTTCTATTCTTACGCTAATACACTTTATAACATCATTACAGAGGGCAACTATGCACGTAAGGATAATGGCGATTATGCAAGGTTCGTTAAGATGCTATGGTGGACATTAATTTCACAAGCTATCGGTATTATGGCATATAAAGCCTTAACGAATGGCGATGATGATAAGCCTGAAGATTTAGCTAAGTCATTTATCGAAGAGTTAGTTTCACAAGGTACTATGGGTGTACCAATCATCCGTGATATGTCAAATATGGCTATGAAATACATTCTAGGTGAAAAGGTATTCAATAAAGGTAATAGCGTTATGGCATTAAGCATCGTTGAGAAATTCTACGATTTAGGCAACGCAATTATGAGAAAAAACAAAGATGGTATAGATGTAGGCAGAAGTTTCAGTCAGTTAGCAAACAGAGCAACTGGGTTTAGTGATACTGTAACTGATGGCTTGTGGACATTAGCTAAATTTGGTTTCACAGATACCGATGCATCCTTGGAAGATGTAATCATGGCGGTAGCGTTTGACAGACGATTAAAAACTAAAAAAGAGAAAAAGAAACAACATTGATAAATAAGGACTATCCATAATGGGTAGTCCTATTTATATACAACTGAAAGGGGATGTTAAATTGACACCAGAAGTACTAAAACCATCTGTAGTGTATCAATGTGATGGGAGAAACAAGAAGTTTATTTTCCCATACGATTTCGTACAAATCGAGGATATTAAACTAACTATCGTTGATGAAGATGGTACAGAGGCGGTACAAGTAGGGAATATCGATTATGACGAAAGCACCAAATCGGTAATTTACCCAGCTAATGGGGATGCACTAGCCGTAGGGCAAAAGGTTATCTTGGAACGTAGAACACCTATTTCACAAGATATGGACTTGCCTGATGAATACCCATTCGAGAATATCGAACACGCAACGGATAAAATTGTACTTATCTTACAAGAAATGAAAGCTGATTTAGATAGATCACTTAAAATTCGTGTAGATAGTGATAAGAATGCAAATGAAGTTGCAAAAGATATTGTTGAGCGTTCTGTAAAGGCTGCTAATGATGCAATTAATGCTATGAACGTAATTTCCGAAAAGTCCGATAAGATTAATGCTAATGCAGATATAATCAACAGATTGGGCGAAGAAATCAAAACGATAGCATCGACTGTTGATGATAAATTGGCAACCGCTAATACGGCACTTGATACATCCTCAACTAATGTTGCTACTGCAGAACGATTGGTTAGAGATGCTAAGGCTTACGCTGGACAAACTACTGTTGATAAACGAGATATTAATAATCTTGTAGACCAAGCTAAGACCTTGAAAAATGATATTGATAACAAACAAACATCTATTGCAAGTAATGCTATCAAGGCAACAGATGCTGCTAAACGTGCAGAAGTCGCAGCAAGTAAAGCGGAACAAATCGCCTTGCCTAATGGCGGTGGTTTGATTACAAAAACTGAAGCCGATACAAAGTTTATACCTAAAGATAGCCTATATGGTATCGTTTCCGTAAAAGATTTTGGGGCGGTAGGCGATGGTGTGGCAGATGATACCGCAGCATTTAAACGTGCTAACGATAATCTAAAAAATAAGATATTGTTAGTACCTAATGGCATCTACAAAATTAATGAACATCTAACTTTCAATACTGTTGATAGTGTCATGGATATGGGTACATACAATAATGTAAAACCATTCTATCCTACTGAAACACCGATGTTAAAAGGTGCATCTAACATCGCATTTGTGAAAAATATCCAATATGGCGATGAGGTCAACCAATGTCAAGGCTTTACCTACAACGATAAAAAGAATGTATTCGTGTTAGCTTGTATTAGTGGCGATGGCAACAACCAAACATTCTATGAACTCAACTCATCCACGTTTGAGATTGTAGGTACTTATAAATTCAATGACCCTGATAAGATGGGGCATTGTAATACTATGTGCTACAACAAATATACCAACAAGATTTATCTTGCTAATGGTTTGAAAAATGGTAATAACCTAACAGTACTTAATGCTGACACAATGCAATATGAACGCACTATCACATTGAATGAACGTGTATTTAATATTGGTTATGACCCAATCACACGAACTTATGTAAGCATCGTACCTATTAGCGGTCAACAACGCTTGCGTGAAATCAATTTATACAACGATGATTTTAAGAAATTAAAAACATATCAAGTCGATTATGAATATGATGATTTCAATAACAATGGTGCTTTCATGTTGAATGGCTGCATCATGAGTGCAACGCTTGGTAGTTTAGTAGAATGTACACCATTTGGCACAGTTAAACAGATTATTGAAATCAATAGAACTACTGAAATCGAAGATATAGCTTATTACAACGGCAAATTCTATTTTGCAGTATTAACAGAAAAACCAAACAAGCGTCATCAAGTTGATATTTATGTTGGTGATCCAAACAAAGACTATCAAAACTCTATTAATACTGCACGATTGGCAACGCTTGATTACCTCAAACTAACAGGCGGTACATTAAATGGCGCACTTAAAATGGCTAATAACATTTTAATCGAGGGGTATAAACCTGATGGACATGGTGTTGGTATGGCTAAAGTGTCCACAGCTGGCAACGTAGAACTTGGCGATAACTCCGTTAATACGTTTATTAAAGGTAAAGAATTTAAACACTATGATGGTACAGATAGTTTTACAGTACTTACAACAAAACATTACGGAACGGCTATTTACAAGAAAAAGGATGTAGACGATAACTTTGTTAAGAAAACAGAAGTAGACCAATTAGGTTTTCCATATTCTAAAATTGAAACGGCAACAGATTGGAACACATTCACAGAACAAGGTGCTATTGAAATTAACTTTGATGGCGGTGATAATAACCCACCACGTAGCCACAAACAAGGGATGCTAATCGTAATGAACTTTGGCAAAGGTGCAATGATTGACCAAACATTCCATGCGTTCAATGGTGAAACGTACCACAGAATGTTTATGGCTAATACATGGAAGAGTTGGGGTAGAGTACAAACATCCTTGAATAGCCGATTGAAATTGTGGAGTGCTAATGGTGGAAACGAGGTGTATGTTGAATAATGCCTAACTTAAAAGTTAAGAAAGGGAACGATACACTAACCTTTGAACTGACTGATAACTTGCGTGATGTAGGCGAAAAACGATTGCCGATAGTTATTAATGGTAAAACATATTATGCACGATTAGGGGCGGATAAAACCGCCCTTGTGGTGCAACGTACATCGAATGGTAGCAAGAGTTATGTTCAAACAAGCCCTATTTTATTTACTACTTGGAATTGGCAAAAGTACACAAATGATGTTAGAGGAACTGAAAAAATGTTTGTGTATTTACCTAAAGGAAGATATAGAGCCACAGTAAGCGCAAGTCGTAATGAAAGTAATGAGTTTAGCGTTGCTACATCAAAAGACATTGAGGTTAATGTGTCTACTGTAGCAAGTTTCCCTAATCAAAAAGCTATATTTAATGTTGATGGATGGAGAAAAGAAATATTAACTAGCGATAGTAAACTAACCATTAAGATAGAACGAATTGGAGAGTAAGTATGATTGAAGTTTTTCTTCCACCTTTTATGGTAGAGGCTTTTAGTATAAATGAGGCGGTGAGAATATCACTAGCCATATTTACAAGTGTTGTATTGGTTTTTGTTGATACATTATTGCGTGTCTTAGTTGAGGCACGCAATTTTAATTTAGCTACAAAGAGAGAATTAACCATTAAGAATATGTTCCTTGCGATTATATGGCGAGGATGGGCAAGCGTTGAAGTCGATGGACATCAACGCAGATTTCTAGTAAGTGGAAAACTACGAGCAGATATGACTAAGAAATTAGTTAAATCTTATCCTTGGCTATTCCTCTTATCATTCATTCTCTTAACATTGCCTGATGTAGACATTCCTATGTTAGGTCGCATTGATGTGTTTTTGTCTACATTGTTGTACCTAGTACCTATCATGGTTGAATTAGCATCTATTGTAGAGAATATGATTGAACTTGAATTTGTAGAAAGTGCATGGTTTCAACGTGCAATGAGTTTGGTTAAAGAGTTGATAGCGTTCGTAAAATCAATAAAGGATGCGATTAAATGAAAATTAATTATGAGGACACTATAACCTTAGTGGCACTTGCAGCCGCACTAATCATGACTATTTACTTAGAACAAAAGGACTTGGCAAGTGTAATAGTTGGTGTATTGGGTGGTTATATCGGTGCTACTGGTGGTGTTAAGCGTTCCCAATATATGAATGGGGGCAGCAATGACAAAGAAAAGGAGTAATTACAATGGCTGAATTAGGACAGTTGAGTGCTGAGTATGAAAGTAATGGTGATCCAGCGTGTGTATCTAGTGGCATCAATGATGCTGGCGGTATCTCTTATGGCACATATCAACTAGCAAGTAATTGTGGTAGTGTTGATGCATTTCTTGGATGGGGTTTAAAACAAGGTGGCTTTTACACCGATTATGCAAGAGCCTTGATTGATAGTGGAGAAATCAATTCTGATGGGTTCATTGCTAAATGGCAAGAATTAGGTACACTTGATGCGGTAGGCTTTGAAAAAATGCAGCATGACTATATCAAGTCCGCATACTACGATGTAGCCTGTGAGTACCTAAAACAAAATATGTTTAATGTAGAAAAACATTCTAACGCATTAAAAGATGTAGTGTGGAGCAGAGCGGTACAGTATGGTACTGGTGAAATCGTTAATATGTTCAATGATGCATTAAAGCTAATGGAAAAAGCATTGAATATTGAGTTGCCTAACTTATCCTATATCGATGATAAGCGTTTTGATTATGACCTTATCGCTGGCATCTATGATACGTGCATGAACCTTGAATGGAATAGTAGCGCATTAAGGGATAGCCTAAATAATCGATTTGCCGATGAGAAATTCAAAGCGTTAAAAATGCTAATGGAAGAGGTTGAGGGGGTGTAGGTGAATGTTTTATCTACATAAGGTACTAACTTATATCAAAACACACAAACGCACCGCACAGGTGCTAATTCCGATGTTGGTATTTATATTAGTGTGTATGGGATGCTATCACTTGTACAATAAAAGACAAGTTGAAAAGCCTGTTGTAATTACACAACAACAAGCTAAATCACCTGTAGAGTTATCAAAAGCAATTCACGTTACAGAGCAACAAGCACAAGAAGTTATTTCCATTAAGGAAAGAACTCAACCAGTAGCGACTTATTACACGCAAGCACCTACTGTAGAAAAAGCTGCAGAAAAGGTGAAACAGGATATTGCACATAGCAACCCAAATTTACCTAAAGCGGCTACAGAAAAATCTGATAGAACGGCAGTAGTAGCTAATACAGATGAGCAAAAGGTGGATATATATAAGATTAATCTAAACAAAGAACACAAAATAAAAGCTGGTGTTACTGTGATTGATAAAAAGATGTATGAAACGATTGGCTATCAAGCTGGTAGAGTTGAAATGCTAGGACATTTCGAGGGAACACAATTCAAAGGTGGTAGTGTACTTTATACAGTAAAGGCATGGTGATCTAATCTATCTCCGAGTTGCACGGCTTGCAACAATCAACTATTAGTTGACAGTTAGGATATATTGATTAAAAGGAAAGCATTATGGCACAAGTATTTACATTCGAGGGGAAAACACATCAATTCGCAGAAGATATTCAACCAAATCAAGAGGGGTTATACATGGCAACTTTGGTTGACCAAGATAACGTGCGTTGTGAAATGTGGTTTGTTAATGGTGAATTGCACCGCTTAGTAGAATTATATAAATAAAACAAATTGAGGGTAGGTTAATTGCT